GGTCCAGGTGTATTATCAATACCCTTACGTGTGGCCGTCATACTTTTAGTCATCTCTTCAAGTGTAAAGTGTCTACTTAAATCCATAATTTTTCCTATTTTAATATTAATTTAACAATTGATTTTTCGCCCATATAAATTTCTGTCTCTGCTTTTGATTTTAAACAGTGATATTCTACATTACTTCCTGTAGTAGAACGCATAGCAATTCTTTTTCCTTTCAAACAGTTTGACATAGACTCTTGTATTCTGTGTTCTATTATTTCTCCATTAACAATCATAAGTAAAGCTATAACAATTTCCATTAGTGTGTTCCATTACCGTTTGCTCTAACCTTATCTTTTAATTGTTCTACATCAGCCAACGCTTTTTCTAGTTGCTTATTAAGGAATTCTATATTAACTTTGTTAGTCATATTTTGTTCTTGAGTTATCTCTAACTTCTCTGTTGTCTTGTACAAATCTTCTATCAACATGTATTGTTCCTGGTCCGTGGGCAGTTGTTCTGACTTCTTGAGCAGGTCAGCTTGAAACAATTCACGTGATGTCTCAAGGCTTGTTAGCCTGCTAGTCACCTCTGTGTAAGCAAACACACCCATGGCTACACCAGCAATGATTGCTAGCATATTTTTCATTGGCATACTTATAGATGTATTTTCACTTACTTTCATAATGGTGCTACAATAACTGTTAATATAACAAAAGCTAGGACTAATAAGCCTGTAAAATAGTAGTTCATACTGGCACACTCCATATTAATTATCCCCAACCAATCTGCTACGCATAATTAAAAAATTTTTAAAATCCTGTTCCATTTCATTTATTTTTTCTTCCATGGTTTTCATTTTATCATCAGATACAATTCTGTTTGCTTTGTCTCTTTCAATACCCAGCATGATTGCATTTTGATTGGTATTTAATTGTCCGATGTATGTTTTGAAATTTAATAAATGAGTGTCATTTATTATATTAATTTCTGCTTGATTCTTATTAATAGTCTCTGTTAAAGATACAATGTATCTAACCCCTGTAAAAGTTCCGACTATAACTGAAGCTACAACTGGAACTATCACTATATTTTTTTTTAACAGATCTAATATATTCATTAAACATTTATCTCCAGAATATTAATTTTTTCCACCAACTTATTTTAACTTTAGCTGATTTTAATATATCAGAAACGCATTGACACTTTTTTTTCTCAAAGTTACAATCTATACATATATTTAAACTCATTTTTTATCCTCCGTTGTATAAAACATTTTATTACTATCTTCAGTCAACCAATCTTTATTTTCTACATTCCATTTTGTAGTTTGGACGCTATAATCAGGCACTTCTCTTTTAGTAGTGTAATTTGGAGCATCCCACAATATTCTATTGTTAGGTTGCGCTGCATAATTGCCATTATCTAAAGCAAGTATGTGAGCACACTTATGTTCCGCAGGAATCTCAGAATGCTCAGTATCCAGTATATTACTATCTGGGTGTCCCCAGTCAATAGTAAATAAATATTCAAATGGATAATTTATTTTATCTTTACCAAAGTATTTACCTCTTTTACCTCTTAAAAAACTAAAGCAGTTAACACTAGGATAATAACTAAAGCAATTCCATAATTGAAGATTGTCGATTGCGATATCTGGTACGTCTTTTCTGTCAAATTTTTCTTGAAAAAACGCTGATATAGGTAAACGCCAAAAGCATGCACCATTTGGTAACATAATATTAAATAAGAGTGAGCGATCTGTAATAGAGACCACACTAAAGATACAGCAGTCAACAGATTCTCCTTGATGTTTTTCCAAGTCATATAAATACTCCTTACGTATTTTACAGTAGATAGGTGGTATGTCCGCATTTAAATAAGCCATAATTTATTTTATCTCTCCCCAGTTAGGTCCAGATTCATAATCAACTTTATTAGGAACTTCCAAATCTACTGCTTGTTCCATTATTTTTTTTATTTTATCAGCTTGTTGTTGTGATTCAATAGAAAAATCAAGTTCATCATGAATTTGTATGTGAGATAAATACCCTTGTTTATATAGATTAACCATTGCTCTTTTTGTCATATCTGCAGCACTACCTTGAATTAATTTATTTAATGCTTTGTATGTAAAAGCTCTACGTGTTGGATTGTTATGCCAATAATTTTTTTTAGGTTTACCATCTTTTTCTTTTATTACATTACCTTCAAAATCTATTAACACTGGCCCCATTTCTTGTAATTCTTTCATACGTTCCTCATCTTCTGCAGGTATATATTTACCCCAATCACTACCTTTTAAAATAGGTTCGTACTTAGGAAACCTACAACGTCTACCTAACAATGTTTTTATTTGTCCTTTGTTTAAACCTGCATTCATAACTTTATTCATTAATTGTTTTACAAAAGGTGCTTTGTTATGATATTTTTTAAAAAGATCATCAGCTTTATCTTTTGTTAAATCTAATTCATTCATTAACTTTGCTTTGCCCATACCATAAAACAAACCAAGATTAATTGTCTTGGCCTGTGATCTAGGAATATCTGCCATCTCTGCTACAATTTTGTGAAAGTCTGTTGAAGGATCATTTTCATATGAATCTGCAATATCATTTACAGATGGCAACTCAAACTTTAATGCATAGTGTGCAACAAGCCTTGGTTCCTGTTGCGAGTAGTCAAATGTACCCCACTTGCAACCTTCTTCAGGTATAAATAAACTTCTTATTAATGGTCCTGTATCTGGATCACGTGCTGGAATTTGTTGTAGGTTAGGATTAGAATAACTAAATCTACCTGTAACAGTACCTCCATCATCAGATCTAATTTGATTTATGTCTGCATGTATTCTACCCTTATGTTCATGTTTAATAATAGAATCAATAAAAGTAGTTCTAACCTTGTTTATCTTTCTAGCTTCTGCTATCATACGTACTACAGGATGTTTATGTGTAACAAGAAAGTTTTTAGTAAATGATGGTTCACCAGATTTCTCAGTTTTGGAGTAAGGTAAATTTAATTTATCGAAAAGTGGAGCAATACTTCTTGCAGCCATTAACTGAATGTCTACTCCTGTTTCTATTTTTATTTGTTGTAATAGGTTTTCTTCTTTTATTGCCAGTGCTGTTTTCAATTGATTGGCTTTCTCGACATCTACCCGCACCCCTAGGAAGCGCATATCGACCAGACAAGGAAACAGATCAGTTTCTAAATTAAATACATTTTGTAAATCATCTTCAATAATTATTTTTTTAAATTTTTGCCAAAGTTCTAAAGTAAGTGATGCGTCTTGTTCTGCATAAGATCCAACTTCCATAGCAGGTAATCTCCACATCTCTGCTTTTGCATCTAGTCCTCTTTCTTTTGCAGCCTCTATTAGTCTAGCTTCATTCTTACCTTTGTTAAGATAGGCCCAGGACATAGTATTTAAGGTATAAGAGAATCTATTCTCATCTATAAGACTGGCTGCAATCATAGTATCTACGATTAAACCATTAATTTTTATACCTAAATTACGTATCCAACAAACGTCATACATTGCGTTATGAAATATTTTTGTAGCAGGTGATGAACATACATCAGTAAACCAATCTAAAACTTTTTTACGATCTAAGTTTGGACCTACCTCATGTGCTATAGGAAAATAACCTTTCCAACCATCAACAGCAACAGCTATACCTACAACCTCACCATTACTTGTAATGGCTCCTGAACCCAGTTTCTTTAAGTCTGGGTCACGTGTCTCTAAGTCAATAGCAATTTCTTCTGCTGATCTTAGATCAGGATACTCTGTAGGCACTAACCATTCTGTTTGAGGTATAATCATTTCTTTTTTAAATCTTTCATTGTTTTAATTTCTAATTCACAGTAGTGAATTATCTTCTCAAGGTCTTGTATTCCAGCTTTGTTTTTGTAGCGACAAACATACTTTATAACATTGCCTTGAAAAAAAGAAAGATCGTTCTTAGAAATAAATTCATACGGTTGAATATGAAATTCTTTGTAATGTGATCCTCCAATTTGTTTGTCTTGTGGAAATGAATCTTTAAATATATCTTTGTGTGTCATTTGATTGCCTCCATAATAAAAAACCATATACAGAATGTTAAAAATATATCTGATGTTATAACTCTCATAATTGATACCCCGTTCTTTTTATTTTTGCTTTTAGTTTGTATAGGTTATTTCTTGCTCTTGTGGTTCCTACGTACCAGACCCTATGCTCTTCGTCATGTTTTTGTTGACTGCGTTTAATAGATTTAAGAATTTTACTTCCCATATCTAAACATAAAATTACATTATCTTCTTCTCCACCTTTTGCTGCATGTATAGTAGATAGCCATATTCTAGCTTTAGAATTTAAATTTTCTTTGTTGTCCAACATATTTTTTATATATAATTTTTCTCTCTCATCAGCTTTTACAAATTGATCAAACCAATCTATTTTTCTATTAAATAAATTGTTTCCTAAATATTCTTGTATTTGTTTCTCTTCTTTCTCCTGTAAAATTTTTCCCTTACACCAACTTTCATAAAGCATGGCTGTATTATATAAAGTTACACTAAAACTTTTTCCTTTGTTAGTTTCGTAATATAAATCTTTACGTTTTAATTCCTCAGCTATTTTTAATTGTCTAGATATAGTTCTACTTAATATTAACCATTTACCTTTGGTTAAATCTATTTGATTTATATTAGATATAGTTAAAGACTCTCCTTCAAAATCTCTGGGTAAATAGTGTTTTTCCTTCCTTATACCCATAATTTGCTCAATCGGCTTCTGAGACTCCTCCTGGACGGTTCTAGACACACGTTTTGAGTACTTTAGGACCCTTTCTTTAGCCGGTTCTTTAATAAATCTTTCTACATCTGCACCAGCCCATACGAATATAGCCTGGTCATCATCTCCTGCAAGATATACATCTTCTGATTTTTGTTTAAACACATCAAATAGTTTCCACTGTAATGGTGATAGATCCTGAGCTTCATCTATAAATACTGCTTTGAATGTAGGGAAGTTATCTTTGTCTTTAGATTTAATCGTTAAATCTACTAAATCATTGAAATCATATAAATTTTTAGCATCTTTATACTTTACTAAATTATCACTAATATACTTTAAAGTTCCCCATAATATTTCTTTCGGATTATGTTCCCATAATTCATATTCTTCTCTTGGAGTAATACATTTATTAACTGCTTTATGTATTAATTGAAAATAAGGATTGTCACAAGTTAGATAATTAATTTCTTCTTTGTTATATTTGTCTGCGTATTTTACTTTTACATTTATTTCCTTACCAAACTTTTCATAATGATAAGGTTGCATAATATCTTCTTTGTTTAAATCCAAATAATTAAAACAAAAAGAATGTAATGTTTGAAAATAAGGTAAATTCTTATCACTCGCTGGCATTCTTTCTTTTGCAACACCAGCAGCTTTTTTACTAAATGCAAAGTAACCTATCTTATGTAATGGTATTCCTAATCGTGCATATGCTTTAGCTCTACTAATTAGTTTAAATGTTTTACCTGTACCGGGTGGTCCATAGTATTTATAAATCATACGATGTCTTCTTCACTTTCAAACTGATGTTGTTCGTTAACTTCTTCTTCACTTTCAAAATACTTCAATGGTATTCGTAAAGTCTTTAGTGGTGGATACTGTTTGTTGTCAGAATCTTTTCCAGGAAATTTTTTACTATGATCAAACTTAGCTTGGTCTTCTGGTTTCTTACTAGGAAATAATGCTTTGATCATCAATGATGTTTTAGCTGATGATTCTTTCCATTCATATGTTTTTAAATCATCATAGAATGCACTATATAAAAAGTATGCATACTCATCATCTAATAAAGGTCTACCACTTTTAAATGAATTATACTTCTTAGCTTGAGGATCATTTATATATCTATTGATATGTGCTTTTAATATATCAGATGGATTAGTACCTTCCGCAGGTTCTAGTATTTCTATTTTAGATTTTTCAAATAAGTTTTTTAGTATTTCATAAAAGTCATTAGCTTTTATTGTAGGTGGTACCACATGTACCTGTTCCATTAATAATGCTCTTAATTCTTTTTGACTTTCTATTCTATGCACATTTTTTGCATGCACTTGTTTTGTTTGTCCTTCTTCATTCTCAACAGTAAAATACCATTCAGGTGTAGGTTTTATATTTAGTTTTTGTAATGCAGATAATGCTGGCCATACCGGTTTATTATCAGATATAATCCCAAACTTTCGTTTAACACATACAGACTTTACACACACTGGTGCTAGTAATGGATCATTACAAGTATGACCTTTGGTATCCTTACTCCAACTTTTAATCTTTTGATTAACATGTATATCTGTCCAGTTATTATCAAACTCAAAATATTTTCTTGCAGCTTCTATAACTTTGTCCTGCCATTTGTCAGGATACTTTTTTTTAGCAAACACCATATAATTATATAAAAATCTATCTCTACCATCTTTCATTATTTTTTTAGTTAATATTCCTAAACATGGTGGACCATCTACAAATTCTTCTCCGCCACCTGTTAATTCTTCTTCTACAATTCTTTTTTGTATATCTTTTAGTTGTGCTTCTGTTTGTGCATTAGCTTCTATGACTTTTAAAAACATATCAATTTGCATTTCTTCACCGTCTGGAAGTAATGCTTTCCTTGAAATACTATTGTAGGGTAAGTTTATAAAGTTACCGTTAGTCTTTTCACCATCAGCATTTTCACCTAATGAAGTTTGTTTTGGAAATATTTCTGTGTTGATTGGTAGTTTAAATAAAAATAAAACCTGTTCTAAAAAATCTCTTATCGCTTTTGTTTTTACAAACTCAGTGGTGAACACATATAAATGTAGTCCACCACTCTTCGACAGGACAGGTATGATCGGAAGCTTTTTTTCTTGTATAATATTTAAATAAAATTTTCTATCTATTGGATATTTGTCTACATCAATTGCACCAAATCTAGCTTTACCTTCATCAGTACATGGTTGTATACCAATAGATTTTTTACCAGATAGATGATCTAAATAATCTTGTTCTATTAAAGGTATTGAAGACCACTCGTGTGGATATCTTTTCTTACCTGTTTCAGCATCTACAAAACCTTCAGTTGTTTTGCAAACTCCATAATTTCTTTTTAACCCTGTAAAGTACTTTATATATTCCTGCATTTAATCCTGTCCTATTAATTTTTAGAGGCGACTCCAGTCTCCCTTTATCGCCTCCGTAGCTACATTCCTTTACGGAATTAGATAATGTCTTTAGTATTTTTGTTTTCAACTTTATCATACGTAGGTTTAGCAGAACCTTTAGAAACTTCTTTCTGTAGATTCTGTGCCATAGTATAAGCTTCAGCATCCATACCTGTGGA